TTCTTGATAAGTGGTAAACACTGGTGATCCTCCCTTATCAAGAATTTTTTTCATCTGCTGCATTAATGCGAATAATTCACTCTTGAAGCTATCACCAAGTGAAAACTCAGTAGCAGATGTAATCTATGCACCTTCAAAACATGGCTCAACGTCACGCCCTAAAATACATAAATTTTCAATTATTGCTTCATTAATAATGAAAAACTAAGGCATTCCCTTATTATCTTTTGTCCAACTTCCTTTAACACTTTCATTATTAAGTTTCATGGACTAATTATTTCCATTATCAATTATACCTTGCGCTTCTTTATATTGACCTGTCCAAAGATAACCTTGAGTCATTAAATACTCATGTTCTACTCCATCATCGTTGAACCATTGGAACCAAACAGGCGCATGAACATCACAAAAACCATATGGCTTAGTATTTTCTGTTAATGTTAATTTACCATCAACAAACTCTAAGATACGATTATGTTCTTCAAAATCTTTCTCTTCGGCATTATAGTAACCAACGATAGGACTGCCAGGCAATGAAGCAGCAAGTTTTTTACCCATTTCTTTTGTGATAATACTCTTGTTACGATTAGGTTCATCTGATACATAACACACTTTAATATCACATTTAGAAATTAAAGGGTTGATAGAAGTAATATTCAATACTTCTATCGGTTTGTTTTCCAATGGAATACTATTAATCATTCCTTCTATCTCCCTTCATTATTTTTGCGACTCTATATTTTTTATAGTCTTATCACTTTTCTAATCATTAGGTTTAGCAGGACGTCCTGCTCCTTCTGATGAAGTTTGTGTTTTTGTGCTATTGGTTTGACCTTTCGTGCCCAAAATATCCTATCCATTCATTGTTGAACTCATTAATGGAGGAATCATTAATTGTGGCAACTCAAGAACCTCATTCTCAAAGTGAGCTAAGTTATAAATAGAACTCTATGAATGTCCAAGAGCAATCATAGGTAAGAACTTAGATTGACCATTAGCTGTTAAATCTTTATACTATTTAGACAATTCTTTATAATTATACTAAGTAGTTTCAAGCATCTAAAATCTAAAATCAAACTTTTTAGCTCCATTTTTATGGTCAATAACATAATTAAATAAGATAACAAATTGATTGATTAAATTACGTAATGTAGATTCATCATCCAAAATACTCTTCTCTAATGACATATTACCATCTGTATTAAATAAATTACGAGAAATACCAAGAGCATCATAAACTGAACGTTCTACTTTTGCTAAATCATCAACACTAGTGGTAGTATTTTTGTCACTAATATCAATTGAATCAACATCAGCAAATGTGGTAATAACATCAACGCCAATCGCACGACTTAACATAGCTACTGTTGTATTATGAATATCACGCGCTTCATCAACGTCAAAAATTAAATCACCATTTTTATCCATTGGCAATTTCTACACAAGGATTTTTAACAACTTCTACATCTATTTTTTGCGGTCTAAAGCCTAGGCAGCATCCAAATCAATAATAGATGGAATAGCATTTAAAAATACTGGAACATCACTATGATTCAAATTAAATTTAATGGCGCTCCCTGGGTCTAATAAATACCAACCATAATCATCGCCTCGTGGGTCGCCTTCTAATTTACCAGCTTTATATAGTGCATAACCTTTAGCAAACTCATCTGGAAACATTTTAATTACCTTCATGCGATATCCTACATCAAAAAACTTTTCATCAAAGAATCGCATATTAAACTCAACAGCTGGCATGTTTCCTACATAATAGCGCACACGACAATAATCAGGTGGCAATTCTTGTAATAAGAGTTTATCTTTACTATCAATTAAATAAGCATAATAGCAACCATGTTTAATTACTTTAAGAGCAATCTCACCGCAAATATCTTTAATATAAGTATTATCTAAATATGCTAATAATTTTGTATATTCTTCAATTACTTTATCAGATTTTACAGATTTATTATTTTTCTCTGGATAAATATACCAATCATATCTATATAAATAAGCAAAATAATTACATACTGTTTGATAGATACCGCTTGCCGCATAGAAGTAATCAGAAATCATCCGCATACGAGGATAATCTAATAAAGCTAATGCTTTAATAATTTCTTCTTTTGAGATTAGTGGTAATCTCTTGGATGTAAAAGTGCCAATTTCCATAACGGCATCATCAACTGTTTTTAGACCAATTTTAATCTTGCCATATTCAGTTACATCGCCATTTGGAGTTAATACTTGTTGTGTCATATTAAAGCCTTTTTCATGGATAGCAGCTTGTTTTTCCTATGTATTCAAAACGCCACCTCCTTAATATCCAGCTTTATGAATAATATAATCATAAGTAATTAAATTTTCTTCAAAGTATGGTATTTCAATTAATTTAATATTATGTAACATACAAAAACGTTTTTTCTTACCATCATTATATTGCTATTGGTAAAAACCCCGTTTGCCGCCAAATTTGCTACTTGGCTCATAGTGCTATCTACCCTAATACTCAATTAAAAAATCTAAATTACCATCATCGTCAAAAACCGCAAAATCAAAACGTAAGGGTCGCCCATTAGAACTGCATAGTCCAGGAATTATATATTCCTCTTGAAAACGCAACCCTGCTTCTTCAAGGATTTCATGGATTTTAACTTCCCCTCTTGAACTCAGCATAAGCGCCTCCTTAATTTGCAAATAACATATCAGTTATCTTAAACTTCTTTTTCTTTTTCTTTGAATCTTCTTCTATTTTAATATAATATAAACCATACTCAAAAGCAGAAAATTTATCTTTACGGATACTTTTATTCGCTTGTTTTAAGATAATATTTACACCTTCATTTTCTTCACGAAGGTTCATTATCTCCTCCTTTAATATGGAAGTTTGAGTAAATGGTTTTAAATATTCTGCCCTTTTTTCAGGTGTCATTTTTTGTCCACCTTTTGTATTTAATAACTTACCCTTAGCTACACGTTCATCAATAAGCATTTTTACTTTTCCGGCATTTAGCTAAGTTTGTGCATTAGCATGAGCTTCGGAGTTAATAGGAGCATTACCTTTTAGAAGATACATTGCATCTTCTTCAGTTTCATTAGTACGATACCGCTTATATTCATCTGCTGCATCT